TTAGCAATACGGTCAATACCGAAAGGTGATATTAAATCATATCTACCTTTACCTGTGGTAGGTTCACGGATAGCATTACCGTCACCGTATGAAATTCTTTCACCACTATCATCGATTTTGTTGATAGCTATTGTATTATCAGGTTCTCCAATAAGCAATCTATTCACCTCTATTCAATCATCTCGTGGTCGTGGTCTTTATACCACTCCTCGAGTGAAACAGTTTTATCATTTATTTTTTCGGCACAGCTGCTACACCAAGGACTTATCCAATCGGTACTAACTCTTGTAGCAGGTTCGCCACAATGTATACAGACTTTACGAGACAGCTTTTCATACTTAGTACATACATCTCTGATAAAAGGAGTGTAACTGGATAAGTATATATGCAGATAACCGTATTTTTCTTTAAGACATTTTATGTAAACACAGTCTTTATCAACATCAGGAAGTAAGTTATATGCTTGTTGTAAATCCTCAGCAAACTGATTACCAAATGCTTTACGCCACCCATCGGGCATATCATCCAGCAGTGTATAATCATATTCCCAGTTGCCGTCATCAATCTTATCGTGTGGGATAAGAATAGGCCACTGCATACATAAAGCATAGTTTGAACGCTGTGTTGGTGTTAAATCAGCTAACCAATCTTTATATTCATTTGACATTTTAATTCAACAACTTTGCTATATCATCAAGTTCAAGTTCTACTTTCTTATCTTCAGAAAGTAACTTATCAAGTTTAGACTCAAGTGCTGTAATGTCTCTCAACTTTTTCACATACTGTATTGAAGATAACTTGCTGAGTAAGTCGTTATACCACTCAGTAATGTCAAATCCATCTATAATGATATCTTCAGGTGAGGCTTCCGGAACATCTTTCACAGCTTCAATCATTGATTTAAACTGTGTAAGATAAAACAAAGTCTTTGACATATCAAGTGTATGGATATTTACTTTTTCGCCATATAGTGTAAACACACAAGTAGTAACAGGTGCAAACTTAGGCTCAGCGCCCAACTCCGCACGCTTCTTTTTTGCTTTTTCTTTTAATAGTAATATTGTATTATCATTCTTCGTAGCCATCTACTTTACCCCATTTACATTCATATTCTTTACCATTCAATAAGAACAACTTTGTTTTAACAGGTGTATACTTCTCATACAGTTCTTCTAGTGTAATGGTTTCAAAAGTTTTGTTGAAATCATTATATGCAGGATATTCAACAGGATGGATATACCAACGGTATTCTACGCGTTGACTATTTATCTTAACTTCACCTTTACGTAGATATCCATCAGAGCCTACAAATTCAATATGTTCTGTTGATGTATAACCTCGTTCTTTTGCTCGGTCCAGAGCATTAGTGAATTTTTCTACAAATTCATCAAGTGGTTCCGGAACATATTGATATTGTGTATAATCAATCGGCGTATAATCCGAATAAGATTCTAATGCTTCATTGAATATATGATAGTCTTTGTGAACACCTTCACACGAATAAAATTTACGTGGAATAGATGCAAAATCCACAATGTATGCGTTACCACCACGTAACTCAATAAACCAATGTTTTTGTTTATCGCTATGTTTATTGATTACATATTGTAGATATGGGGATGTAGGTTCACGCACTGCATCAGGATATTGAGCTTTAAACTCTTTAGCATTGCTACCACGGCTATAACCCCACCAATGATAATAACTTCTTTCACAGCCCCACTTGTAGCCTTTACCCATATAAACATAACGTTCATTTTTTGCAGTAAGATATGTGTGACCTATCTTCATATCCTTTGCTCCAAGAGGTTTAGTATCAAACACTAAGGAAGTCATCTCTTCCATAGCTTTATACTCAGGAGCATTAACAGGAACTAATACTAGGTCTTTACCATCCCAACCGTATACGAACTCACCTTCGAGACCTTTACCTTTTATACAGTTGGTATTTTCAAGTATGTATAGAAGATTGGGAAGTGTTATCTCAAATTCAAATCCACGAGGGTCATAGATGCGAATATAAGCTTTTCTTGCATCCCAATGATACGCGTATCCACCTACATTTTTATTCAGTACAAATCCGCTTGTAGGCGTGTTATCATACGCTTCAGGAGGAATGTCTTTATCACGCCATCCTTCCCAAGATGTTTCTTTGCGTAATTTGCCTTTTTCATCCCAGTAGATAACATAAGCAAGTTTTTGAGTATATGTATCGGCTCGTTTATTGAAGCCGACATTTATACGCTTGGGTATAAAAATATTACTTGTCATAGCCATTCTCCTCTGGTAGAGGACGAGAATCAACTAACAAGCTAACATTGTAGCGGTCATTGTCAGTACCTACTACTTCCGCACCTGAAATAAAACAATCTTTATCACGGAACGCATAGCTATCAATTGTTACCTTTACTTCAGTATCATCATCTAAGATACTGAGGACGCGTCTTAACTGTCCTACTGTCATACATATCTTCCTTTCATTTTTTATACTTATATTATATAGTAAGATAGTAAGTTATCCAACTTTATGCATAACTTACTTCTTTACCAATTTCACGAAACTGTACAAATGTTGGGAACTGTAAACTTTCCTTGCCTGTTGATTTATCTTTTGTGATTTCTTTATACTTAACTTCTGCAATACGTCCGAGATATTTATCTTGATTATTCCATATCTCAGTTCTCAAAGCGTCTGTAAATCCACCAACGCCTACTCGATTACCTTTATAATCAACAACGATGCTACCAAGTGTACCTTCGTTCTTACCGTTGCCCTCTTCAAAACCGATAATCTTCAAGTCCATAGTGTAAAAAGTTTTAACTTTAAGTAATCCGCTATGTCGTTTACACTTATAAGTCACATCTCGTGCAAGCATACAGCCCTCTTTACCTTGAGCATCCATTTCAGCAAGACACGTTTCAACCATTGAGTGGTCATTACCCGCATACAAGAAGTCTACAACATCGACGTGTTCTAGCCCCACCTTCGCAATATACTCTAAAACTTGGCACATTGTTTTCATTCGCTCTTGGTAGGTAAGTTTACTTTCACCGTTTTTAAACTCAGAATAAGGCAATAAATCGAATATTACAAAAGACAATGCAGTCTTATCTTCTTCGTCAGAATTAAGTAATCCTGTTCCTATGCGGAAGTTTTCGTTATCTGGAATACCGTCAACATTCTTACGGATTATTTCACCATCAAATACCATATTAACATCAAACAAACTTCTTATACGATTTAAGTCTTTTATAATGTGGTCAACATTGCTAAATTCACGTCCTTGGCGGCTTACTATTTTACCGTTTATATATGTGGCTCTATTACCATTTAATTTTTCTGATAAACAAATCCATTCGCCATCTTTTAACTTTGTGTCCTGCAATTTGTTTGCTTGTTGAACTTCGTGTACTTCAATTAAACCGAGTATAGCGGTATTGGCTAACTTAGTATCAATTCCAAGTTTAAGTGTCTTTATAATAATTTTCTTAAGCAATTCATTAAACTCTACCGCGTCTGCTAATGAATTGCCTCCGTTGAATTCTTCTTTGTAGAATCCTGTAATAGATGCAAGATAAACTTGACATACTGCAATATCAACATCACTGCCAGTATTGTGCACTTTTAAGTAGCGAATGACATCAATAATAGTTCTACAGTCACCTGTAACTGTCGGATAATTTGCAAGTGTTTTATTTATCTTTGCTTTACTGATACCCGTAACAACTGTTTTGTCTAATAAGAATTGTAAGAACTCAAGTATAATATCATTGCTCTTCCAACGCTTAAGAATTGCTTTCTTTTCGGTTGTTGAAGTTGTACTTTGTATTTCAGCACAAAACTTCATAATGTCATACTCAGCCTTCATTCTTGGAAGTGCTGCCAAATCCGCCTTCTCGTATTCCATCTGTATTGTCTCCTTCAACTGTATAATATGGCATTATGATGCCTTGACAAACGGCTTCACCTTGTTTTACAGTTAATGTATGACCTTCAGGAGAGTCATTATATAACTTAAGCCAGATGTGCCCTTCGTTCTTGTTATTATTATAATAGTCTGCATCCACGATTCCAACTGTATTGTATAACTGCACTTTGTATTTAAAGCCCTGACCACTACGCGGTGCAACGAATAAGAACTTATCCGTATCGCAATCAAACTTAATGCCTGTGGGTAGTAATATAGTTTGATTAGGTCTCAACTCAAAATCACAAATACTGTAGATATCATATCCTGCTGAATACTTTGTTGCTCTCTGTGGCAATTTTATCTGTGCATATCCGATATTGATATCTAGATTCTCTTTCTCATACATTGTATAACTTATTTTTTCAAATTTCATAATAAATCTCCTTAGTATATAATAAAAAGCCTGCAGCGACTAATCTGCAGGCTTTTACTTAATTATTATTTATTATTCTGCGTCTTTATAAGAAGGTAGAATCATTGAAACATCTTCGCCTGCTACAACTTCAGGTAGTTTACCGTCCCACTTGTCAAGATACATCTTCTGTAAAATCTTATCAGTAAGTGACTTTTCAAGTAATGCACTAGCTTTAGCTTCGCCTTCTGCTGCAAGAATTTTTGCCTCTGCTTCAGCCTTTGCCTTTGCTACTTTAGCTTCATTTTCATATTCTGCTTTAAGTGCATTCTGTTCAGCAATCATCTTTTCTTCAACAGCAGTTTCAAACTGTTCACTAAATTCAATATCTGTAATTGCTACATTTGTTACAGTTACGAAGAACTTTGTACCTAATGCGTCAGTAACTGCTTTTGCTGCTTCGGAGGACATTGCTTCACGCTTTTCAATAATACCCATCGCAGTGTGCTTTGATAAAACTGTCTTAACTTTATCTCTTACAGTAGGTGTGATACGAGCTTCTAATGTTTTAAGATTACCATACTGTGTAGTAATTTCCTTAATCTTATCGGGCATAATCTGATACTGGAATTTAATATTAAGAGTCATTTGCTGAGCATCGCTTGAATATGCTATGTCATCAATATTAACTTCCTGTACTTTTGTGCTATACTTGGTATGTGCATTAAGAACCCAGAAATCAAAATATGTGCCTGCAGTTCTTGTTTCTTTAATCTTACCAAGAGACTTAACAACTGCAACTTCACTCTGGTCAACTGTGTAGAATGAAGGTGAAACAAATATTACACATACAATCATAAGAATAACGAGTAGAAGTGCAACTGCTGCATTTTTATCACGTTTCTTATTACGTGCTTTTGCTTCATCTGATAAGTCTGAAGACCATCCTGCCTTTTCTTTTGCGCTTTCTTGTTTCATACCGTAGATAAGTGCTGCTGCACCAATTCCGACAAATACAAGTGCTGTTATAAAACCAATAACCATTAATCATCTTTCCTTTCAATTATGAGTGCATCTTTAATAAATACTTATTTGATACGTTTTTAAAACTTTCAACACCGTCAAGACTTCTATAAACAAAGCCTTCACGCATAACTTTTGGGTTTACAACAGAATTACCATCAGCTAATGCTTTAAGTTCTTCCATTGTGTCGGGCATTTTAACTTTTCCGATAATAGGAACCCATTTCATACCCCATCCTTCAACAATATCCTTTCCTTCGAAAGAACTATGTCGTCCAAATTCTGAGGTCTTGAAATTGAATACATACAAATCATCTTCCGCAAGTTCAAGCGGATTTCCTTGTACTGAACCTACGCCTTCACCTTGAATGCATACCCACTTATAATCTTTATGAAGTTCTAAGTAGTTTTTCAGATGCTCTTCAATGTTGTACTTGAATGCTAAATCCCAATAAATATTGTGGTCGTGATAAGTCTTTTGATTTTCATCTGCTTGTCTCACATTACGTGAACAAACATAGAACTCAAACTTATTCTTTCCCTTTCGCTCAAGGGCGTATGTACAAGAAGTTCCATCTAATTTCTCAGTGCAAAGATAAGTCTTTCCGTCACCAATGCGCCAAGGTTGATTTTCAACTCTTTCTTCATCGGTCTTTGAAATAAATGCTGGGAATCCTCTCGGATTATCTTTCTTCTTTCCGAAGAATAAGAACATCAACTTTCGTCCCCAAGCCCTCTTCATAAGCCACTTTGCCCAAGGCTTCTTGAACAACTTCTTATGTCGAGCCTTCATTGAGTCATACTTTGCATTAGGATTAACATTCTTTCTTGAATTGTCTTCGGCTTCAGCATAAACTACTTTCAAGATGTCAGTAACATCAGTGCCTACGTCTTTGCCTTCTAATTCAGGGAATGACGATATTGGCATAATCAAACCTTGTGACAACACTTTGCACATCTTTAAGGTTTTAATCTTATAATGCCGTTTTTCAAGGAACGCAAATCGCTCGTCCGTTTCCGGAACCTTACTGTCAACCTCGAAGTATACAACTTTGTCGCCTACTTGCATTGCATCGCCTTTGTTGATAATACACCACCAACCACCGACACGTCCGTGCTCAACTCGGTCATATCCTTCAATAGGTTTGATTTCGTCAAGAGTAGTTATGTATACCAAAGCTCTCTTGCCGTCAATTATCAGTCTAACTCACTCCTTCCGTTAACTTGATATCTATATTCAATAAACCTTTAAAGGTTTAATTGCTAACTTATGTATGAGGTATTCCGTCCCATACCATATTCGCTGTTGTCCAGATATAATTACAGTGTGGAATATTTTTATCTAAAACTTGCATAAATTCAAGTGTTTCCTGAATGGCTCTTCGGCACATCTTACCGGGTTTAGCTCCACTGTTGAACACTCTCTTACGTTCGCATAAGAAATGAATAGCATCCTCAACTGAGATAAATTTTACAATGTTTTCAGGATTATTTACATCTGTGCCTACTATTGAAGGAATAGGTTCATTATAAATACTGCCCTTTGCTTTGTTGCATTCAACGCACATTGTCTGTAGATTATCCACAACATCCAGCCCGCCTAATTTCTTAGGACGTATATGGTCCTTTGTCATCAGTGTGCCGTCATCAGCATATAGGTTAAAGTGTCTACGTGTCTCTGCACTTAAACCATCTTTATCTTCTTCAAGTTTAAAATATGTACCTTCTTTACCGCAACAAGCACACTTTGTGCCCTTCTGATAAAAAGTAGCATATCTTAAAGACTGCTGATAAACATCAAATCCATTTACTTTAATACTAGTCCTATTCTTCTTGTTCACGGATTGAATGTTAAGTGCTTCATCACCTAAGATAGTAAACACTACATCCACGGGAAAAATATTTTGCATAACAACCTTCCTTTTAAGTTATTCAGCTTTTGAATTATCCATAAGCTGTTTTAACTTATAATCAAAAGCGATACTTAACAACGCAGCAGCCTTCATAGCCTCAATCTGCTCATCGTCATTGTAATATGACCGACCTTGACCTAATCCAATGTTTGTTGCTCGTTGTTGTAGTTTTCGTAATTGAGTTAAATCTTCTTCAATCAACTCTTGTAATTTTTCGTTATCCATTAACTACACCTTAATAATAATATGTTAAATAAAAATATTCAACTAATCTTTCATCTTTTCCAATATCTCAGCTTTCAAATCATTAGCATAATCTATCAAATGGGCTCGATTTTGAATGTCAATATTCATACCAGGGAATATGAATATAAGCTCATTTGTACTCTCGCGTTCACTCATTGCAAGTTGAGCGAGTATATATGCGTCATCAGGATTATCAATGAACTCATATAGTGTTCTGTAAGTGTATTCTTTGTTGCCTGTAGGAATCAGCTTACAAACTGACATATTTTTTGAAGGTTCTTTCTCATACGGCCATTCAAGCCACTTACTTGCAGAGTCATAACACTCTTTACGAAACATTATAGCAGACATTGCTGATGCAATACACTGTTTACAAACCTTTATGTGACAGTTAGGAGCACAAGTTTTGGGTAACTCAGCGGCTTCCTCAACATCGCCATACTTAAAAGTAACTTTCCAACGAGTGCGCAAATCTTTAACACCTGTAATATCGATATAATCAGGACACACACTTCTTAAACATTCAATCATAGTTTCGTATCTCATACTACGCACCTCTTGTAAGTAAAACGAATAAGTTATAAGCGGAATATGTAGGGTTAGGTTCGAGGTTCTTTGAAATAACTTCTAACCAACTAAAACCAAACCACGCTATCAACGCGATAGCTAACGCTGTAATCAATACTGATAAAATACTTAATAAGAAATGAATCGGTTATAAAACTAAGCCCCAAAGAAACGAGGAACACAATAATAAACATAGGTAACACAACTAAAATGCTATATAAAAGTGTCATGAAGATATTCTTAGGGAAAATAAGATTAGGAACGATCATCTTAGCGCATGTATCATAATGAGCTGATAATAAAACCTCAGCCTT